AAGTAACGGCGCAGGTGCTGCTGGTGGGCTGGGTATTGGCCCAGGCTCATTCCCTTGAGCTCGCTGCAGCAACTTTTCCAGCTCGGCAATCTGGCGTAATTTGTTCACATCGCTGCCAGCTTTCTGGCGCAAGGCAGGCAGGTTCTCAGCGGTCACCGGGCCGGTAATCCAGTCTCGGCCCGGCTTGGAGCTTCCATCCGCACGCTTCGCATACTCGTCAATTTGTTTGCGTGCTGACCTGGCGTCTTCGCTGTTTCGGCTTGTGGCAATTCCGCTCTCCAGTTGGGACAGGATCTGGCGCGGTGTCAGGGTCTTGCCCTCGGCGGCTGCTGCCGACTGTATCTGCAGCGCCTGGGCCTTGAGCTCGTTGCGGCGCTGGAACTCTGCGCCCTTGGGATCAAGCACCACAACGCTGCCAGGGATTACCGGGATACCCGCGAGCTGCGAGAGGCCGCGATCCAGGTCTGCGCTGTCGCGCCGGTCATCGGCCTGCAAGAGCTTGAGCGCAGCCACGGCATCCTCGCCGTTTATCCCTTTGCCAACCAAGCCCCAGATCTGCCTGGAGTCGGTGATGGTGTTGTTGTAAATGCCGTTGAGCAGGTTGAAATAAACCCCCTGATCGGTCGGCGTCTTCTTTGCCTCTTTTGGCTCAAGCAGATCCTTGAGCGTGCCAATGGGCACAGACCCCGGTGGCAGCGCGGTGAGCTGGGCGATGAGCTGCTTTTTCTTTGGGCTGTTGTCGGGCAACGGAAAGATCTGCTCCAGCAGGTTGATGGCTTCAGCTTCACCAACTCGCTTTGCATCTGCAACCTTGGCATCAGCAAGTGACTTACGGGCGTTGACCGCCACCATAAAATTGGCAGTCACCTTGGCCACCGACTCAAAGTCATTTGTGATCATGGATTGCAACACCGGACTCATGTTGCCCAGGTCGCCAGCCTTTAGCTTGGCCAGCGTCCTGTCTGGGTCAGCCATGTTGTCATCAGACATCAGCGCCTTTGTCACAGCGTTAACCTTTGCGGTGCGCAGTGCTACCTCAAATTTTGTGCTGTATTCGGTCTGCAAGCCTTTGTCGCCAAGCAGCAGGGATTGAGTCAGCACATTTTTTCGGAACACATCTGCGAGCTCGTCAATGGAACGCACTTGGCCGGTTGAGTCTGTAAAGCTGCCTTGGGATATTGTGGCTTCCAGCAGTCGCGTGCTGGTGTCAAAGTCAGAGTCAAACTTAGCAATGCGTTGATTCTTTGCTCTCTCAAGCTCGGCCTTGTAAGCAGCATTGAGCACAGTGTTGCCATGCGTGGCCATGGTTGCGCGGAACTTGATCGCGGCTTCTGGGTCAATGCTAGACAGCGATTTTGAAAAACCGTCCGACATGGTCTTGACTTTGGCGCTGACTTGTTCGGATGTAACGCTGCCATTCTCAACGCCAGACAGCAGCTTGACCAGCTCGTTGCGGCCCTCCATCTCAAAGTGCCCAGACAGCTCTAGGCTTCGGGCTTTGGCTACGGCTTGGTCAAAAAAATTAGATGAGCTGGTGCTGCTGATTGGAGATGTTTCGCCACGACCGCCAAGGCCAATTGTTGTGCCGTTTTTTGCGGCCTCAAGCTGATCTGCTGAAGGCGGGTTGCTTGCAACATATTGCAAACCCTCTTGCTGGCGCATGACACCAGCCGACTGAAATGCACTTGCGCTCATGCGGTCAAGTACTTGCGCCAATACATTTGCTGTTTGCGCTTCAACTCGCGGCCCGATATAGTCCACTGGCTGCTGCTGGGCCTGCACGATTGGCACGCTGCCCACCGAGCGAATCTGCATTTGTCCTGATTCGATTCTGGTTGCCATGCTTATTTTACCTTTGCGTATTCACTGAGCCCTTTTCCAAGGGTTGCGCCAGCAAGGATGCCGCCACTTCTGCGAGCTGCATCAGCAGCGGATGAGAGCTGGCCAGCTTGGCTTCTGGCGCTGTACAGGTTGAGCATGTTCTGATAGTCGGTGGACTCCAGCATGGCGCTGGCATCCTCAAAGCCCAGCACCCGTGCGGTCAGCGCGTTGAGGTCAGAGATGCCAACATCGCGCATGGTGGCCGCCACGTTCTCGCGCTGCACAGCCTGGATAGATCCCTCACCCAGCACCACGCCGCTCGCTGCGGCCCTGGCACGCACCGTTGCGTTGGTGGCTCGCATGTTCCTGAGCAGGGTGTTGCCAGCGATCTGGTAGTTCTGAGCTTCGATCTCTGCTTTCTTAAGCGTGCGCCCGGCCTGGATGGTGGCGTACTGCTCGCTCATGTTGGCACGCACTTCAGACACCGCCAGGGTGTCGCGTGCTTGCAGCAGATAGCTGGTCTGCTGGTTGATCGCGGCAGCTCTCTGCGCCTCGGCCTCGCCATAGGCACCAATTACCCCAGCAATACCAGTCATTTGTCCTTGTGTCAGTGCCATGTCATGTTCCTGAGAAAACAGCCACGCGATAGTCCAGGCCCAGCAGGTTCATCTTGACCGGCAGGTCTTGCGACACCTCAATGGACTGCTCGCGGTTGTAACCCAGCACGCCGTTTACCCGTTTAATGCCGGTGAACTCTGGGATCGGGTCATCCAGCAATGGGTTGTCCAGCAACCGAAAAGCAACCGGCTGCTGGTTGATGATCATGTTCTGGGTTTTGTTGAGCACGGCGCTGATTTCCACAATGCGCTTCTTCATCGACACCCGGCTGCCGGTCTGCAGCTTGACCTCGGCAGGCATAGTCTTGACGAAGACATTGATCGGCAAGCCGACCTCGTAGCTGGTGGTGCTGGAGCGGTCAAACGTCACCGAGCCGCCGCCGCTCACAGTCTCGTTGCCCTGGGGTGAGCCATCGCAGATCACGTTGAGCGATTTGGCAATGTGGGGCAGGCCGCTGGCGCTAACTGCGGCACCACCCACAAACGCGCAGTCAGTAAAATATTCGTACCCAAAGAGCTCAATGAAGAACCTGGTGGTGCCATTGAAGACCCGTTGGGTCACCACATAGATTGTGTTGACATCCACGCCCACATCGATAAAGAACCCGTCGGTGGTGAACTCAGACGGGCTGGTTACCTGCTGGCTGCGCATAATGCTGAAGGCTGCAATGCTGCCGTCATCGGTGTTGGTCATCAGCAACAAATCGGCCTCTTCGGTGCTCGATGCACGGCGCAAAGCCACGCGCTGCGGCCCCTTGAGTAGGTGCCCAGACAACAGGGAGATCCGCTGGGTGATGTAGGTGAGCTGGGTGTCGCTAAAGATAAACTCGTTCAGGGATTTGCCCTGGCGCTGGATGTAGATCGAGCCCGACTCCACAGATTGCACGCGAGTGCCCGGCTTGATGCCATTGCGGCTGACGTTCTTAAATGTAAAAGTTAGCGGGGTGACTGGGTCGGTTCCAGCTTGCGGAATAAAAAACTCGCCGCCGGTGGTGAACACTTGGAAGTCACGGCCAGAGATGATGTCGGTGATGACGTTTAGGTCGTTGGTGTCTAGCGTGGCCTCGACCGCATCATCATCCAGCGACTCGGTTGGCACAAAGTCAAAGAACAGGCCGATCTTAGAGCCCCATACCGTTGATGGCCGAGACTTGCTACCGCCAAAGTACAGGCGACCCTCATGAAAGGTGACCGTGCGTGGCCAGCCCTTGGTGCTCGACCAAGCATTTTCGTAGTTGTGCTCCAGCTCCCAGCGGCCAGCATCGATGACCGTTGTGTTGAAGAACGGGTATTCGGTCACCGCCTCAACCACCGTGGCCGACACATAGCGCAGTATCCTGGCTCGGCCTTGCGGCTGCACGTTGACGTACTGGTTAACCGATTCGGTTGTCCAGGTGGTTATTTCGTAGTGGCTGGTATTGTTGGGCGCGGGTGAGAAGGCAATATCGACGGTGGCCACCTTGGTGCTGCCGACATAGTCTTCAATGATTCGGATCTGCCCAGCCCCGGTGCCGCTGGTGATGGTGACGTACATGCCGTTGTAAATGTCATCGGTAGAGCTGGAGGTGTTCTTGAGGGTAATGGTAGTGCTGCTGCCAGCTTGCGCTGCGCCACTGTTATGGTGCGTTGTTGAGGCCGTTAGGGTCACGTTGCCCGACACCGCAGACGGGGTCAGCGTCGATCCGTTGTTGGTGTGGAAGTCAATGTTGAATGCGTATTTTGGGATCGAGTCAAACGTGATCGTGGTGGCCGTCCAAGCGCTGTCGCTGGTGCGAGTGATGCGCACCGGCTGCAGATCAGGATGGACAACGATCAGCGTGTCGGCAGACTGCGTCCAGCACATGTCGTCCACAAGATCGCTAGTGATGGTGGTGGTCAGGTAACTGTTGCCGCTGCCATTGATGTTTGTCACCACCGCGCCGTTTTTGATGACGTGCATGCGGTTGTGGGTAAAGCACAGCATGTAGCTGTCGGACACCGAGAACTGAAATGGCACCAGTCGCACACCGTTGGCCGCACTGGATGCGCCAGCAGAGGCGTTGGGCAGCTCAAAGATGTGCTTGGTACCTGGCCTACGCCGCAGGCCGCCCTGGGGCTGGATGAGCACGTTGGTGGCCTTGGCCAGGGCGTTGTTGTAGGCCTGCAGATCAACCCGCGCACGCAACAATGGGTCGAGCTCGCCCGTTGCGAAGTTGGTGGTGAACTCTACAAAGCGGGGCATCAGTTCCTCACTGCGATCAGGCTGTAGTCTTCGATCACCCGCACCGGGGTGTTTTGTCCATCAATCTGAGCCGCCGTGCGGAAGTAGCCGCCGCGCCCGTTCTCGGAGATGTCGCCAGTGGCCACGCGCTGCCACTTGTTGGCTTTGTCCTGCTGCTCGGTGACGGTCTCGGCGATGTGCCACGCCACCTGATATTTGAGCAGTTGCACAAAGTACTGGGGCATGGCGTACTCTGGCGTGCTGTACTGGTAGTCGATGAAGACGCTGGGCAGGTTGGTGAGCAGTACGTCACCTTGGATCTCCCAGTCCTTCTGAATAGGTGAGCCCTGCGCAGAGCTTTGGACAACCAGCCTGGGCGAGGCCAAGCGGTCACCCGGCAGTTGGTATTGGTAGCGCCAGATGCTGGTGGGCGTGGTCAGCAATTGCGCAAGCTGCGTCTTCTTCATGCTGAACGTCCAGGGGTACATCATTAGGGTGGAATCCCTGATGTCTGGATAAAGCCGATCGCACACGCTCGACTCGTCGGTGCCATCGTTGAACGACGATATTGCCTTGGCTCCAATGAGCAGCAGTGCATCAGAGCAGATTGATACGCCGGTGTCGCCAGATGCCATGGAAACCTCTTAATGTAAGAAGGGCCAGTCCCCGAATACTCAGTGACTGGCCCAGTTGCAGCGAACCCGGCTTAGTCGGTATCAGTTGCAGTAATCACCACGCCGTCAGTGATGTCCACTACCGTGCCGGTATTAGAAACCACATAGCAGGTGGACATCACCGGTGTGCCACCCGTCGCTGAGTAGCAGAAGATGATGTCGCCAACTTTGAGGATGGATGCCACCGCATTGAAATACCCCAGGAAGCGGATCACAGACTGTGCATCAGTGCTCGCGTAGGTGTAAATCGATGGGGCATTGCCAGCCTTGGACTGGCCGCCAATCGTGTTAAATCCAGCAGAATCAAAAGCCATGATGTGACCCTCCTTTTAAGCTGCAGCCGCAGTATCGCGTGCAGTGATCTTGACGATACCCTCGGCATCAATCGCCACCGCACCGGCCGAGAACAGAGCATTCACAAGGTAGCTCGTCTTTTCGGGGATGTAGTTGATCTCAGTCTTGGGGGCAATGCCTTCAGCGTAGCCAATGGCGTCACGGTGGAAGGCGAACAGAACTCGGTCGTTGGAGCCATCAAGAATCAAACCGCCTTCGGTGCGGTCTCCCAGCACATGGAACGTAAAGCCCATGTATTGGTTGATCTCACCCTGCACCAACGCCTTGACGGTGTTGAAGTCAGAGCTGGTCACCGAGGTTTGCTCCAGCATCGAGGCCAGGGAATTGGCGTGGATGATGATGTTGCGACCCTCAGACGGCACGTTCTTTGTGTTCAGGATCTTGGCGGCCTCGCGCAACTTGGAGATGTTCATGTTGGTGTTTGCGCCACCAATTGAATTCGCCACGGTGCCGGTGCCTGACGCTGCAGTAAGCGCATCCAAAATCAACTGATCCTGGCGGCGACCGATTGCATTGCCGACCACTTGGACAAGCTCGGAGCGCTCGTCAAAGTTGACCTTCTGCTGAGAGAAGATGTCCGAATACTCTGCAGCGTTGAAATCACTCATCGTGCAGGTAACGGTGGAGAACCCGACGTTCATCGGGGTGACATCGGTTTGGGTGACGCGAGCAGTTGCTACGCCGCGACCGACTTTGGGGAACTTGACACTGGAGCCTTCGACACCTCGACGCTGACGCACAGCACCAACCAGCATTGCTTTGCCCTGGTAAGCCTGTTTGACCTCAGCATCGAACAGTGTCACAAAGGCGTTGGAGAGAGAAACGCTCATTTGATTACCTCATTCGGTTGATTGATCATGGTTCTCGCGTCGGTGAGCCGGTAGCCCGGGCCTGTGCTTGCTGCTTACGGCAGCCGCTCGTCAGCATCCGCTGCGGTTGGGGGTCGGTTTCCCGGTGGGCCTTGGCGCGATTGTAGGTTTTTTTTGCAACAGTGCAATAGAGGCGTTTGATTGTTGGACAAAAAAGACCCAGCCGAAGCTGGGTCAAATGGCAACTGCTGCAAGCAGTTTGGAGAAAACTCTGGGCTATTTGGCAAACTGGTGGAACATCCGCTCTACTTTCTGGCGGTATACGGGATCATTTTTGTACTTTGGATCACCCACCATGGCATACAGTTCTTCCTTGCTTGGTGCCCCCTCAAGCTGAACAGAATCAATGGGGACTCGCCCCTCATAGGATTCTCGCACCTTCATCAGCGCTGTGATGCCGCGAGCGGTGCCACCCATGATCTTGAACTCCTCAAAGTCATCTTTCGACCAGACGCCCTTGTTGACCAACCCGCGAGCCCAGTCAACCATGCCATTGACAATTGCGCCGCCGTTGGGGCCGAGCTGCTTCATCTCAACCGCCGGGTCAACCATGTCGCCTTGCATGACCTCTTTGGCCTGGGTCTGCAGGTCAGTGACCAGGTCGTCGAAGGCAGCTTGAGACAAATTGTTGTTTTTGGCCCAACCCGTCAGGGTGGTGGCGATGGGGTTGGTGTCGGCCTGTTCGCCAAAGGCTTTGAGGTCGTACTTGCCATCGGCTGGGGCTTTGTGCTTGCCCTGGCTGATCTGCTTGCGCAAGTCTGACCAGCTTTTGGCAATGCCTACCAGGTCAGGCTCGTTAGAGTCTTTCTTCCAGAAGTTCTCGGGCCAATAATCTGGCCGCTCTAAGGGGTCATCAGGTTCCGGTGCGCTGGGGTCTGCAGCCTTGTGGCTGATTTCTGTTGCTTGGGTGTTTGCTGGCTTGGTGTCGTCAGTCACTTGCACGTTGTCAAGTAGGCCGGTTCCACCGGGCTCGACGGTTGCTGTGTCGCTCATAGTTTCCTTGCTGAGTTGATCCGTACCTCGATGTCCCTCACCACCGTCCTTTGCCCTTCGGCAAAGAAAGCATGCGAGGGGTCAGTGCCCGGTACGGCGATGGGCACATTCACATACATGTCGCGCAGCCACTGCAGCAGCTTCTGGCCGTCCTCGGAGCCAAACACTCGCAGGGTCAGCCGGGCCAAGTCTTCGCGCTTTTGGTCAACCTCGCGAATGTCGCTGTTGTCTCCAATGGCGTTGATCTCGTCCCAGCTCATACTGGCATTCCTTGCGGTGCTGGCAGAGCAGGCATACCAGCGCCAGCCTGTGCTTGCATGGCCATAGCCTGGGCAATGGCTTGCTGCTGTTGCTGGTTCTTCATTTCTTCCATGAGCACGGCACGCTCGGCGGCGGTGTTGCGCACGGCTGCTGGCACGCCCAGCTTGTCTGCAAGATAGTCCACCAGAACGTCAGTCTTGATGGCAAGCTGGCCATCGGTGCCCAGGCTCTGGCTGATCTGCATGTACTGCATGATCGCGTTGACCTCCTCCATGTTTTGGGCCATGGCCAGCGGTGCCACCGGGGTGACCTTGACCTCTAGCCCATTGACCCGCAGCGGCATGTCGATCAAGCCGCGCTCGTCCATGACCTCCAGGATCTTGGCGGTGACCGGGATCATGGTCTCGTTGATCAGTCGGCCAAAAGCAGAGCCCAGGTTCTGGGCGAGCTCCTTCATGCGCTCGACAATCTCGGTGGCCGATCTGGCGCTCATGTTGTCGGGCGGCAGCGACTCGTCCAGCAGGATGCGCTTGACGTTGGAGCGCAGGTCGTTGATCACCAACTGGCTGACATTGAAGTCGCCAGACCGCGGCAGGGGCAACAGGGCTGGGCCTTGTGAGCCGCCATTGCGTGCCACAGGGATGATCGCACCCGGCACGATCTTGACCGTGTTGGGATTGAGCACGCCGTCATCGGCTGCGGTGTAGACACCTGCCACGGCCAGCGATGCGTTCTTGAGCAGCAGCTCAATAGTCTTGTTCAACGTCTTGATGTCGGGTAGGGCCGTCATCAGGGGACCGCGCCCATAGATCTCGCCTGCTACTTTCATGTAGCGCGAGATCACCCAGGGGCTCATCTTGCGGCGGCGGTAGACCAGCTCGTCCTTGGAGATCTTGTCAATAACGTGGTAGCAGTAGTCGCCACGCTTGTGGTCGTAGATGGTGGCCTCCAGCAGCTCGATGTCGTCGGTCGGCTTTTGCTCAATGCGCCGGGCCATGTCGTCTGGGATCTTGGCATCGGGCCACTGGCGCTGGATGCTCTCGCCCTTCATCCGCATGCGCCGGTAGACGTTGTCTACCTGACCGTTGGCCCCCTCCTCGTAGCTCACCAGGAAGAGTGGCACGGGGATGAAGTTGAGCGGAGACACATCGTCGCCAGGCTGCACCATCATGCATGCGGTGCCGACCGCCAGATCCAGCAAGAACTCGCCCATGGCGATGTCGAAGTTGGACTGGTTGAGCATGGTGAACATCTTGTCCTGGTAGACCTCCAGGATGGCTTGCGCCTGCTGCTTGCGATCTGCCGGGATGTCAGAGCCAGCCTCCAGCTTGGCCCATTTGCGCTGTGGCGGGAAAACCACAGATTGCAGCCGGTTGGCAAAACGCTGGGTGGAGTTGATGGCGGTCGAATCGAAGACCCGCATCATCTTCTTGGACCCGGTAGCACCACCTTCCCAGACCCCGTAGAGCTGGCGCTGGGGCAAGGCAAACTCGTAGGCGTCTTGATAGAGCTGCTGGAACTCGTCCTTCTTGGCCTGCGCTGAAGCCTGCCGCTTCAAAATTTGGTCAGGTGTCAGGCGCATGCCGCCCGGCGTGGTTTTGTCGTATTCCATAATTTAGTCCTTGTCTATCTTGTGCTTGTCCAACAGGTTGCGACCCTTGGCCGCCAGCCGGGCGGCAGCGCCAGCAGTGCGCGGCACCGGCTCGCCCCAAGCGTTGGCGGCCAGCGCTAATCTGGTTGGCTTGCCTTTGTCGCCCACCAGCGGCCCACTTGGGTTGGTGTAGAAACGGGTCAGGAATGAACCCTTGCGCCGGGCTCGCTCGCCCAGTGGCGACGATTCCTTGACCCCAGGCTGCAGGTTGCCGCTTTCACCGGAGCGCTCAAACTTTCTGCGGCCAGCTTCAGTCAAGCCTCCCTCTGGATCACGCAGCTTTGACATCAGTCCTCATCCTCTTCTTCCAGCTTTGCCTCATGCATTATCTGCTTGAGGCTTTTCATGGGCATATCTGGCTTTTTTGAGGCCATGTACTTTTCAATCTTCTTGCGCAAAGCAGGCGGCAGTTTGGAAAGCTCGACCTTGTTTTCCATCTCTTGCTCAACTTTGATTTCGATTTTCATTTCTTCACCTTGGCTGCAGCCATGTTGTCCACCAGATTGGGGTATGGTCGGCCAGCTTTGGCAGCCCGGCGCATGGCCATCCGCTTCTCAGCAGACGACAACTCTTTGGGCTTGCCCAGATCCTTGGGCCTAGGTTTGTCCCAGACTTCTTTCATTTCTTGCCTTTCTTCATTTGCTCGGCTTCGCTCATGGCGATGGCCACAGCCTGCTGACGATTGGCCACTTTCTGGCCACTGGAGCTTTTGAGCTTGCCAGCTTTGTACTCGCGCATAACCTTGTAGACTTTGTCTTGCATCTTGGCCTTCATGTCTTTCATGTTTGCTCTCCTGCGAGTAATGGCCTGGTGGATTTGCGAGACACGGCACCGATCTTGGCTGAACGGCGCTCTCCAACTTCGCGCTTCAAGACATTCTCAGCTTCGGCTTTTTGTGCACCAAACTGCGAGGAATCAAATGCCTCAATCGTCGGGGCGGTTGGGGCTTCTGGCAGGACAGGGGCGGTCTCGGCGAACTTGGGGATTGTTCTGGGCGCGTAGTAGGTAAATGCTTCCTGCTCGGTGTCGTAACCAAACAAGCCAAACAGGCCAAACCGTGGCTTTTTGACTTCCTTGTAGCCGGTCATCGCCACCACAGGGTTCTTCTCAATGTCAGCCAGCAGCGCGTTGTAATCATTGAGCTTTGACTGGTAGGCGGCCTTCTGGGTATCGTAGGTCGGCAGTAGCGAACCCTTGTAGGTTGCCATCTGCGACTCAAACGGCTTCATCTTCTCCGCCACACCAGCCTGGTAGCCGGTAAAGGCGGTCTGATATTGGCCGGTCAGCGCATCAACGCTAGACTTGTACTGCTTGGACAACCGCTCAATGTCGGAAGTGCTGCGCCTGGCAATCTGGCGCTGCTTGAACTGGGGCAGGGTAGCCATTACTGCAACCTCATGCCGCCGCTGTTCAGATTGACCGGGATGCCCAGCTCGGCGTCCATGCGCTCATTAGACAACAGAGACCGGCGACCCCCTCGGGTGCGAGCTTTGAGTGCGGAAGCCTCTGATGCGGCAGCCTTGCGGCGCTCTTCGTCAACTGCGGCCTGAACTTCCTTGGATTTGCGATCCATCTCCAGCTTGTTGGTCTGGTAGTTGAGCTGGGATGACTCAAACTGCTGCCGGGCGGTCTGGGCCTGCTGCTCCAGGGCAGCACCTTGTTTCCCATATTCAGCGGTCTGCTTGGCCAGCTCAACGCGCATGGCTGCTTGGTCGGTTTGCTGCTGCGCCAGTAGGTTGCGCTGGCTTGACTCGGCTGATTCCCGAGACAGGCGTGCTTGGTTGGCGTTGTAGGCGGTGCTCAAAATGATGGCACCAGAGATGAAATAGCTCATGTGATTACCTCCTTGTGTTCGTAAACGTCCATGCCCAGCTCGGCGTATTCCAGCGCGGTGAACCTT